TGGAGGGCAGTTCTTTGCGCAGCGTGGGCAGCATCGTCCCCGCAGGGGCGGGCAATGGCAGGTCAAGGGCGCAGCCCTTGCGGTCTTGGGGGGTATAAGGGGGGCCATTCTTCCGCTGAGAATGGTCCCCCTTTGCTCTGCCGCGGGGCGGCGGCAAGGGGTCACAGGTGCAGGCCGGCGAGATTGAGCGGGGCGCTCCCCTTTCGCGCCAGCGTGCGCGCGCCCTCGAGCGCATCGGGGCCGTCGTCGTGCGCGCCCATGGGGAACTCGGAGAGCTGCTGAAGCAGCAGCGTCTGGTCGCGGCGGAAGAGAATGTAGCCGTTGCGGATGTCCGGCTGGAGCGATTCGACGCGCAGCGTCTTGTCCTCCGTCGCGCGGACGCCCTGAATGGGCAGGTACAAGCCCGCCTTGGCGCTCTCGCGGGCGAGCTGCTCCTTGAGGAACCATTGGAACTGGTTCGTCTCCGCGCCGAAGAGCGTGTAGCCGCGGCCCGTTTCGCGGCGCAGCAGGCGCTCCTTCTCCAAAATGTCCGAGATGATGCGGTCGGGGTGGCGGCGGGAAAGGTCCGCGTCGTAGACATAGGCCGTGCCGCTGTCGCCGTCCACGGCGAGGGTGACGATGGCGGAATAGTCGCTCTGCGCCGATTTTCCGAGCGAGGGGTCGCAGTAGCCGTAAAAGCGGAAGCGCGGGGCGCGGAAATCCAGCTCGGCGGGGTTATAGAAGCGGAACCACTGGGGCGAAAACAGGCAGTCGTCCGGGTTCACGGGCTGGTTGAGCATCTCGGACTGAAAGGCGCTCTCCCCTTCCGCCAGGCGCATGACGCGCAGGTCGTAGTACGAGAGCTTCTCCGGCCAGAGGACGCGCGCGCCGGTGAGCATTTCCTTGCGGTGGCGGTAGAAAAAGGCGTGCGCGGTGCGCTCGCGGCGCTCGTCGGCGAGGTCGGTGTAGAGCCGCTCCCAGTCGTCCCAGAGGGGTGAGGCGCTGTCCGAAAGGATCGCGCGGTAGGTGCGCGACTGAAAGCCGGGGTTTTTCAGCACGCGGGCGAGCAGCGCGTCGTGGTGAAGGACTGTGCCGATCATTAAAATGTCCGTGTAGCGGTCGCCCGACTTGCAGACCGCCTTATAAAACCACGCGGCGAGCTTGTCGCGCTGCTCGGCGGTACGCACGCCCTCGTCGTTTTCGATGTCGTCGCAGAGGATCAGGTCGGGGCGGCGCTCGTGGTTGCGCCGTCCGCGCAGCTTCTGCCCCGAGCCGACCGCGTCGATGCGGCAGCCGTTGGCGAGGAGGATCGACGAGGTCTTCCACGTTTTTTTGCCCGGCTGCTCGCCGAAATCGCGCAGAATGCGCGGATTTTCCTCCAGCTCCGACTTGATCGCGTCGAGAAAGCCGACCGCCTGTGTCTCTGTGTCAGAGACAAGTAAGATGTAGCGCTTGTAGCCGTAGAGCGCGGCGTGGAGCGCGTTTTTGAGGCTCATGACCGTTGATTTCGCGTGGCCGCGCGGGGCGGCGATCGCGGTGCGCGTGCCGGTTTTCGACAAAATTCGACAAGCGTCGCGCACGGGGTCGGCTCCGTCCATCACGCGCTCGCGCCACAGGGCGTCCAGCGCGCGGTGGAACGGCGGCGCGGGAAGCGAAAAGTAGTGCGGGAGGTAGTATTTCCCGAAGTATTCGAGGTCCGTTGCCGCGCGGCGGTAGTCGCTTGTGTCCGCGCAGAGGGCGGCAAGGGCTGCCGCGCCGGGCTTTTCCGGCGCCTCCGTCGGCTCCGGCGGGGCGTTCGCGCCGCGCGGGCCTGCTTCTTTCATGGGTGCGCCGCGCGCGGCGGCGCTCGTTTTGTTTTCCGGCATGGCTCTCCTTTCCGGGAACGCTTTTTGCGAAGCGCTTCCGAGAATGGGGCGCACGGGGGCGTTTGTCGCCCGCTCTTGTGCAACAAGGGCAAAATTTTTTGAAAATTCTGCGCCGAGGGCGGCGTTTTTCGCAAGGGCTGCCGCTGTTTTGCCGCGCGACGCACGGCGTTTATCGCAAGGGTGGTTCTCTTTGCGAAAGAGAACATGCTTTGCGCGGAGCCGCGTGGGGAGTGCCGAGGGCGGCACGGCAAAGCAAAGGGGATATTCTCTTAGTTGAAGAGAATATCCCCTTTGGAACCCCAAGAGACAACAAGGGGCAAGCCCCTTGACCCCCGAACTGCCGGGAAAAAACTGACTTTTTGGGAACGGTATGGGGGTGCATGGACTTCTGACGATTTGGTGTGCTCCTTGCTCCGCTCAGCCGCTGCTGCGCATTTGGTACGGAAACTCACGTGAGTTTTGTCCGAAACCGCACCGCAGAGCGGCAGCGGCGGCAAGGAGCACACCAAGTCGAAAGCCGCGACCGGCTTGGAGGGCAGTTCTTTGCGCAGCGTGGGCAGCATCGTCCCCGCAGGGGCGGGCAATGGCAGGTCAAGGGCGCAGCCCTTGCGGTCTTGGGGGGTATAAGGGGGCCATTCTTCCGCTGAGAATGGTCCCCCTTTGCTCTGCCGCGGGGTGCGGCGAAAACGGCGGCGCGCCGGCGCCGCGAGGGGGCGTGTCGTTGACTTGGGAACGGCGACAAGGGAAAGGGGCGGAAAAGCGGGCTATGCTGAAAATATGAGCCGCGCCGCTGCCGTCAATGCTCAGCGGGAAAGGGTCCTCCTTTTTTCTCTTTCTTCCTTTTGCGATCCCTTTCAGGCGGCGCGGCTCTGACAGCCCAAAGAGGGTGAAATTTGATTACCGGAGGTAATATAATGGCATTTGATTACGCAAAGGCATACCAGCAGTTCATTGACGAGGAGCTGGTGGCCGCGTCCGCGACCGCTTGGATGATCCCGGAGGCGGGCAAGGTGCGCTTCACCGGCGGCCGCGATGTGGAGATCTCCACGCTCTCGACCAGCGGTCTGGGCAACTACGACGCCACCAAGAGCGACGGCAGCGCCTACCCCAGCGGCACGGTCTCGAACGACTGGACGACCTACACCCTGGCGATGGACCGCGGCGTGAAGTTCGCGCTCGACCGCACCAGTCCCAACGACACCAATTTCCTTGCCACCGCGGAGAATGTGATCCGCGAGTTCGCGCGAAACGCGCTCGTGCGCGAGCAGGACGCTTACCGCATCCAGAAGCTCTATGCGCTGGCGAACGCCGACACCGCCCACAAGGGAACGCACATCATGTCCGCGGCGCTCACCAAGAGCAACATCATCGAGAAGGTCTGCGGCCTTTTGCAGACCGTGCGCGACGACGCGGAGGTCATGGACGGCTATGTGGCGCTCGTTTCCCACAAGAATAAGAGCGCGTTCCTCGCCGCGGCGACCGGCACCTACCACAGCATTACATTCGGCGCGGGCGTGAGCATCAACGGCGTGACCTACGACAATGTGATGCTGCTCGACGACCTGCCGTGCATTTTCGTGCCGCAGAGCCGCATGAAAACCGCCGTCACGGTGCAGACCGGCAGCGGCAACAACGGCGGCATCGTGTCCGCGACCGGCGCACAGGACATCAATGTGCTGCTCGCCCACTGCTCCGCGCCGCTGGCGGTGAGCAAGCTCGACTCCATCAAGCAGTTCGGCCCCGAGGAGAATCAGTTCTTCGACGGCACCGCCATTCAGGCGCGCTACCTCTACGACCTGTTCGTGCCGACGAAGAGCGTCGTTTCCCTCGGCGCGATCGTTGAACCCGCGCAGACCGCGGGAGGCAACTAAATGGGCGGCGTGACGCTCTCGCAGCGAGACGCTATTTTGACGAAGGCGGAGGCGCTCGCGGGCGAGCCGCTCGGCGAGGCGGGCGCGCTGCTTGCGGAGATCGCCTGCGAGCGCGCGCTGGCGCATTGCAATCGGTCGGACATTCCGGAGGAGATGGAGCAGGCGGTCGCGGCGGTGCTGGTCGGACTGGTCTCACGTGAGTCCGACGTGAAAAGCATCACGCGCGGCGACACATCCGTGACCTATTTGGACGGGAAAAACGCCGAAAGCGTGCTGCTTGCGCCGTGGTGCAGGCTCGGAACGCTCCGAGAGGGCTGAAAATGCGCGACGCGAGGATGACAAGGGCGCTGCGGCGCACCTTCGACCGCACGGCCTGCGTATTTCGTCCGTTGTCCGACGGGACGGAGCGGGCGGTCTATGCCGATATTCCCTGCGCGCTCAGCCGCAGCGCACTCACGAGTGCGCCGTCGGTCGGTGCGGAGGGCGCGGCGCTGTGCGAGAGCCGCTACGCGCTCTCGCTCTACACGATGCCGGAGATCTGGCTGCGGCTGGGCGACCGCGTGACGGTGTCGGACAAAAGCGGGCGTGTGTACCACGCCCGCGCCAGCGACAGCGTGCGCTATCCGAGCCATTGCGTGACGGTGGTGGAGGTTACGGAGGTATCCGTACCTGCTTCACAGGAGAGTGCCGAGGGCGGCACGGCAGATCAAAAGGGCTGACGCCCTCTGGCGGCCAGCAAGGGATGGTCTCCTTGCAAAAGAGAACCCGCTTTGCGCGGAGCCGCGCGGGGAGTGCCGAGGGCGGCACGGCAGATCAAAAGGGCTGACGTCCTCTGGCGGCCAGCAAAAGGGGCCATTCTTAGCGGAAGAATGGCCCCCTTTGGAACCCCCAAGACCGCAAGGGCTGCGCCCTTGACCTGCCATTGCCTGTCTCTGCTGTGCCGATGCTGCACGCGCTGTGCAGAGGAGTGCATACTAAGCTGAGCGCGGCTTTCGATTTGGCGTGCTTCTTATTCCGCTCAGCCGCTGCTGCGTATCTGGTACGAAAACTCATGTGAGTTTTGTCCGAAACCCCGCCGCAGAGCGGCAGCGGCGGCAAGGAGCACACCAGATCGAAAGCCGCAAAAAACCGGCAGGCAGTTCTTTGCACAGCGCGGGCAGCATCAGTGTGGCAGGGGCGGACAATGAATGGGCCACGGGCAAAGCCCGTGCGCGTTTTCCCACCGCTTTTGCGCGGTCAAAAGCGGTGCTCGCGGAGCGGGGACGCTTCGTAATGCCGCTGGGAGGCGGCGGACAAGACTCACATGAGTCGGAGGTGAGAAATTGAACGACATCAAAGAGGGCGTGCGCGCCTATCTGGAGCGGGAGAGCGGCATTCACGCCGTGTGCGCCCCCGCAAGGCACACGGGCGAGTACCCGCTCATCACGGTGGACGCGCGGGAGGACGGCGCGGTGCTGTGCGCGGGCGGGGCGCAGGCCGAGCATCGCTACCGCGTGAGCATAAGGTGTGCGGGCGACCGCGAGCGGTCGGACAAAAACGGAAGGCTCGCGGCGCTGGTCCCCGTGCTGCTGCGGGGCATTCCGATGGCGCTGCCCTCCGGCGTGCCGGGCGGCGGCAAGGTGCGGCGCGTACTGTCCCCGCAGGGCTTGGAGACAGAGGGCGACGAGCTGCGCTTTACGCTCTCGCTGACGCGAAGCGTGCCGCCCAAGGCGGACGGCGGCGGCGCGGGCGGCGAAACGATGCAGGTGCTGCATTGGAACGAAAGCAACTGATTTGATAACAGGAGGAGAAACCGAAATGGGTTTACCGGAAATTTACATTTCCTTTGAAACGGCGGCGGTGAGCGCCGTCAAGCGCTCGAGCCGCGGGGTCGTGGCGCTGGCTGTCACGGACGCGACCAAGGGCGGCGCGGCGAGCGCCGTGTATCGCAGTCTGAGCGAGGTGGACGAGAGCAAGTTCACGAAGGAGAACTACCGCGTGCTCTCGCTGTGCTTTCAGGCCGCGCCGAGCAAGGTGGCGGTGCTGCGCATCGGCAGCGACGAGGCAGACACCTTTACCGCGCTCGACACGCTGGACTTTGACTACCTTGCCGCGCCGGGGCTGACGCAGGCGAAGGTCATCAGCTACATCAAGGCCGAGCGCGCCAAGGGCCGCGGCGTGAAGGCGGTCGTCGCCAACGCGACGGCGCCCGACGACGAGGGCATCATCAACTTCTGCGCGGAGGACATCGTACTCACCGACGGCGCGGTGACGGCGGACAACTATGCCGCGCGCATTGCGGGTCTGCTGGCGGCGACGCCGCTCACGCGCTCGGCGACCTATGCCAAACTGAGCGAGGTCGTCTCCTGCGGCGCGCAGAGCGACGCGGACGCCGCCATCGACGCGGGCAAGCTCATCCTTGTGCCGAACGGCGAGGGCTACTGCCTCGGCCGCGCGGTCAACTCGCTGACCACGGTCACGACCGCGCACGGCGCGGCGTTCCGAAAGATCAAGATCGTGGACGGCGTGGACCTCATCCGCGCGGACATCACGCGCACCTTCCGCGAGGGCTACATCGGCAGCGTGCTGAACGATTACGACAACAAGCTGCTGCTCGTGACGGCCATCAACGCCTATTTCAAGGCGCTCGAGGGCGATGTGCTGGACAAGACGGCGGACAACGCGTGCCGTGTGTCCCTGTCCGGCCAGCGCGGCTGGCTCGAGAGCCACGGCACGGACACGGGCGAGATGTCCGACGCAGAAATTCTCCGCGCGAACACCGGCAGCGAGGTCTTTTTGGAGGCTTCCCTGACATTCTGTGACGCGATGGAGGATCTGACGCTCAGGATCGCGATGTAAAAGGAGGGTAAAAAATATGGCACAGTTACAGGCAAACCGCACGCTTTCCGGCTCGTTCGCGTCCGTCTGGGTGGACGGCGCGCTGATCGCGGAGCTGGAGAGCATCACGGTCAAGGTCAAGCTGCAGCGCGAGCGCGTGCAGCTCGGCATGGATGTGGACAGCAAGATCACCGGCTATTCCGGCGAGGGTACGATGAAGCTCAAGCAGGTCTACACGCGCTTTTACGAGGTCCTCGACGAAGCGCGTCGCGGCGTGGACAAGCGCTGCACCATCACGACCGCGCTCAAGGACCCGGACAGCGTGGACGGGCAGGAGGAGCGCTACGCCATTGCGGGCGTGGCGTTCACGGAGCTGCCGTTCATCAACTACAAGATCGGCGAGGTCAACGGCCAGAGCCTGCCGTTCACCTTCCGTCCGAGCGAACTCAAGAGCCTTGACGCCATCGGCGTCGGCGAATGATGGCGCTTGGGGACATTCTCGCGGCGCGGGCGGACAACGCCCGCGCACGCGGGACGGTCGAGGCCGGTACGCTGGGGACGGTGACGGTCGAGGCGCTCCCCGTCCG